TCCTTATCCTCATCCCGCAGGTCTCCCTGCAGAATAAACTCATTCGGAATCATCTGTCTCTTTACTTGCGTTTCTTTGTTTCTGTATCGTTTTCAAGGTTCATCCGCCGCCCGCTCTCGCGAGGCAGCTTAGATATAATATCAAATTACTTTTCGTTTGTCAACACCTTTTTTCAAAAAGTTTTTCAACTTTTTGAACAGTCGCTTCCGCGCCTCTGCCAGTCCGGTTTCCCAGCGCCGCCAATGCCGCCGCGCGGGATACATAGCAGGCAGCCGCCACCTCCTCAGGCCCCTTTCCGGTAACCGCAGGCTCAGGACACAGCAGATGTCCGGCAAAGCAATTCGCTTCCGCCTCGTCCGCGACAGCATCCTCCTGGTGCTGGAGCAGGATATGCCCCAGCTCATGCGCCAGGGTGAAGTTCAGCCGGGCCGGATTGCCGCCCTCCCGATAGCAGACGACATACTGCTCTCCGCCTCGGATGGTGAATGCATCCGCCTCGCCGTAACGGCGTTCAAACTCCGCTTCATCTATATGAAGAAACTCCGCCGCTTGCTGATAGGTGTACACCACCGTATTGCGGCACTTGCGCAGGATCTCCAGCGGACGCACGGGCAAACGCGTTATGTTCAGCTTCAGCAGGCAGCGATACGCCAGCGTGGCGGCCCGGTCGTAATCAGGCTGACGGATCATGCGTCGCTCTCCTTGCCGAAGGCGTGCTGAAAAAGCGCCCTTCCCACCGCCAGATATTTCTCCTGCTCCTCAGGCGTGAGCTGGCGGAAGGCCCGGGTCATAATGGTGATATTGGCGTCAGCGTCCCCGGGCTGAACAGGCGGCTGATGATCGCACAGTTCGTCAATGGACACGCCAAAGATCGCCGACATCTTCCGCAGGGCAGGAATGTCCGGCTGGGACTGACCATGTTCCCACTTATGCACCGCCGTGGCGGAAATGCCCAGCAATTCCCCCAATCCCTGCTGGGAGAGCCCCTTCTTCTGGCGGAAATATCGGATGCGATCCGCGTACATACAATCACCTCACGAAACAGTATATAACTTTTAGTTAATAAATGCAAGCAACTTTTTGATAATTTCTGCTCTTGACAACAACTTTTTAGCGTTGTATAATAACCGCAAGTTAATCCTGCGAATATATGTTCGCTTTTAGATAAGGAGGACATGAACATGAACAACGCCGCATTTCTGAAGCTCTATCGCGAGACCTGGCTGGAACTCCGGGTCATGGAACGTCAGCTGGCCATGAGCGGCACCACAGGCAGGCCCCGGGGCGCCAGTACCCTGCACTATGATGATATGCCCCGGGGCACCAATGATCATACCGCCGCCGCCATTCAGCAGCAGGATGGCATCGAGGCCGCCGTCAATGACCTTCGCGCACAGCTGGACGGTATGGAACCCCGCTACACGGCCCTGCTGAAGTTTGCCCGCAACTACCGCGACCGCTGTATCCTGCGCCAGTATTACCAGCTGTGCCAGACGGACGCGCAGATCGCCGATTGTCTGTGTGTGAGCGTGCGTCATGCCAACCGCCTGCGCGCCGAGCTTCTGCACCACCTGGACAACGTGTCCACAATGTCCGAAACCGTCGTTGCGTGTCCGGCGGCATCGTGATATTATGTCATCGTGGAAATCAGGAACAAGCGTTCTCATCCACAAAGAGCGTCCCGGAGCACCGGGGCGCTGTTTTTCATGAAAGGAGGTCGTTCATGGCCAAACGACGCACCGCCGAGCCGGACATTGCCACGCCGGAGGAAGTGCTGCGCACCTTCACGCAGATCATGCGCGGAGAAATGACCGAGTCTTCCGGCCGCAAGAGCACCTCCGGCGAGGAGATCACCCTGCCGCCCAAGGTCTCCGAGCGCAGCAGGGCGGCAGAGCTGCTGGGCAAGCGCTACGGGCTGTTCAGCGAGAAGGATCCCGGCGGCAAGCCCAAGACGGAGCTGGCCGCGGAGATCGAGGCGGCCATGATGGAGCTGCATGGATCGTGACGCCCTGGCCCTGATGACCCGTCGGCCGGCGCAGGTGGCCCGGTGGTGCGGTTCCACACTGCTGACCGACGAGCTCCACGGCCAATGGATGCGGCAGATGATCACCGGACGTGAGGACATGACGCTCCTGGCTCATCGCGGTTCCTACAAGACGACCTGTCTGGCAGCGGCCATGGCCATCAGCATGTGCGTGTATCCCATGCGGAATATGCTCTTCATGCGCAAGACCGATGGCGACGTCATCGAGATCATCCGGCAGGTGAAAATGCTTCTGCAGTCCGACGCCATGCTCTTTCTCACCCAGAAATGCTGGGGCGAGCCCGTGAACATCCTCCGGGCAGATCAGTTCAGCATCACCACGGATTGCTACGCCGCCCGCCGGGGCGCGGCACAGCTGCTGGGCCAGGGTACCAAAGGCAGCCTCACCGGCAAGCACGCCGATATCATCATCACCGATGACATCGTTAACCTGCAGGACCGCATCAGCCCCCAGGAGCGGGAGCACACCCGCGCCATCTATCAGGAATTGCAGAACATCCGCATCCCCGGGGGACGGATCATCAACACCGGCACGCCCTGGCATCCCCAGGACGCCATCGCCCTGATGCCCCGGGTGGAGCGGTACGATTGCTACCATACCGGCCTCCTCACCCAGGATAAGCTGGACGAGCTGCGGCGCTCCATGTCGCCCACGCTCTTCGCTGCGAATTACGAACTGAAACACATTGGCGACGATAACGCCCTGTTCGTCCAGCCCCCGGAATTCTTCGATGATCCCCTGCTCCTGCGGGATGGTATCGCCCACATCGACGCGGCCTATGGCGGCAGCGACTTCACCGCCCTCACCTGCGCCCGCCGCGAAGGCGATACCCTTTTCCTGTACGGCCGGCTGTTCAAGGGGCACGTGGATACGGCGATGGAGGCCCTCCTGGCTGAATGTGACCAGCTGCTCTGCGCCCCCATCTGGTGTGAGACCAATGGCGACAAAGGCTACGTCGCCCGGGAGCTTCGCCGCCTGGGTGCTCAGGTACGCACCTATCAGGAGCGGCAGAACAAGCATCTCAAAATTTCCACCCACCTGCGCAAGTGGTGGCCAAGGATCCGCTTTCTCCGTTCTGCCGATCCCGCCTACATCGACCAGATCCTTGCCTACTCCATGTCCGCCGCCCACGACGACGCCCCCGATTCCGCCGCCTGCGTCTGCCGCATCCTCGACCATCATTAAAGGAGGTTCCCCATGTTTACCGACGTTACCTATCAGGACTGGCAGGCCGCCGCCGACCGCGACAAGCTCCTGCTCACCGCCATCGATCGCTACAAGGCCTCCCGGGATTTCGGTCTCGCGCTGGAGGCAGGCGATTACTTCCGGGGCCGCAATCCCGCCGTAGCCCGAAAGACCGTTCTGCGCGCCCGCAAGATCGAGACCCGCGACGCCTCCGGCCGCAAGCGCATCCGCACCGGCACCGAGGATGTGGTGGGCAACCGCATCGGTTCCGGCTTCCTGTTCCGCTTCATCACCCAGCAAAACCAGTTCCTGCTGGCCAACGGCTGCGTCCTGGCCGACGCCCAGACCAAGGCGCTCCTGGGCGCTGACTTTGATCACCAGCTGGCCGCCCTGGGCGAGCGGGCGCTGATCCATGGCGTGAGCTGGGGCTTTTGGAACGTGGATCATCTGGAGGTGCTGGAGGCCGCCCGGGACATCCGCAGCGGCTTCTTCGCCCTGATGGACGAGCTCACCGATGAACCCATGGTAGGCGTGCAGTTCTGGCAGATCTCCGCCGACAAGCCTATGTATGTCCGCCTGTTCGAAACAGACGGCGTCACCGTGCTGAAGCTGGAAAAAGGAATGCCCGTCCCCGTGATGCCCAAGCGGCCCTATGTGGTCACCATGCGCTCCGACGCCCTGGGCGATGAGATCCTCTCCACAGAGAACTACGCCCGCCTGCCCATCATCCCCCTGTTCGCCAACTCCGAGCGTCACAGCGAGCTGACCCCCGCCATCAAAGCAAAGATCGACGCCTACGACAACATCCTCTCCGATTTTGCGGATAACCTGGACCGCGCCAACGACGTCTACTGGGTGCTGAACAACTTCGGCGGCACCACCGATGATATCGCCCAGATGCTGGAGGAGATCCAGCGCATCAAGGCCGTGGCCAACCTCTCTGACGGCAGCGGTTCCTCCTCCACCGCCGAGCCCCACACCATCGAGGTCCCCTACGCTGCCCGCCAGACCGCCCTGGACATTCTGGAACGCGCCCTCTACCAGGATTACATGGCCCTGAACATCGACGCTCTCACCGGCGGTAGCCTGACCAACGTGGCCATCCGCGCCGCCACCGCCAACCTGAACCTGAAGGCCGACCGCTACGAATGGCAGGTCTTCCGCTTCGTGCAGCAGCTGCTCGCCCTGCTGGGCGTCACCACCGAGGAGATCCGCTTCCCCCGTCAGTGCATCGCCAATGAATCCGAGACCGTGGCGGATATCGCCGCCATGCGCCCGGACATCGACCGCCGCACCGCCCTGAAGCTGAACCCCTACATCCAGCCCGAGGAGATCGACGCACTGCTCCGCGGGGAGGCGTAAGCCATGTTCAAGTCCCACCTGCCGGCCTTCCTCTCCCGGCTGGATCTTCCCAGCGCCGCCGAATCCATGGGTGAGACAGCCGTCGCCTGCGTCCGGGAACAGATGCTCCACGGCTACGAACGACCCGTGTGCGACACCGGCGCCCTGATGCAAGATGTTTCCTTTGCTGTAAACGGCAATACCGTCACCATCGGCAACACCCTGCCCTATGCCGTCCCCGTTCATGAGGGAACCAGCCGCACATCTGGCCGTCCCTATCTGGCGGAAGGCATCCTCAACAACGCAGAAGCCTTGCGGCAAGCCGCCGCCGAGGCCCTGCGCCGCCAGGGAGCGTAAGCTTCCTGTTTTTCATATACATTTTTCTTTGCGCAACGAACCGCGCAGAAAGGAGTCCCCCATGGCACTGACCCGACAGCTGCTCAAGGATCTGCAGCTGAACGACGAATCCATCGAGCAGATCATCGCAGCCCACATTTCCACCGTTGATGCCCTCAAGGCCGAGCGTGACGCCGCCTTTGCCGAGCTGCAGGCCCTGCGCGAAAGCTCCGGCCAGTCCGCCGCCGAGGTACAGGCGGCCTTCGACGCCTACCGCACCCAGGTGGAAGCCCATCACAACACTGCCAAGGCCCTCGAGCTGGTCCGCCTGGCCATGCTCCAGGCAGGCTGTAACGAGAAAGCCATCGACCTGCTCATCCAGGCCATCGACCCCGCTACGCTGAAAGTGGAAGGCGGCTCCCTGAAGAACGAGGCCGCCATCATCGCGGAGCTGCGCAGCAAGTACGCCGCCTTCTTCGCCCAGCCGGTACGCATGGCCACGCCCACCATTCAGCCTCCCATCCCCACGGGCGGCGCGCTGACCCGTGAGGATATCTCCCGCATGAGCGCAGATGAAATCAACCGCAACTGGAACGCCGTGAAGAGCGTTCTTGCGAAAGGAGCGATCTAAGCTATGGCTATTACCTCTTTCATCCCCAAGGTATGGAGCGCCCGCCTGACCGAAAACCTGCACAAGTCCCTGGTGTTCGGCTCCCTGTGCAACCGCAACTGGGAGGGCGACATCGCCCAGTTTGGCGATACGGTGCACATCAACAACCTGGCTGACATCACCGTGAAGCCCTACACCCCCAACACCGACATCGCCGAGCCCGAGCAGCTCACCGGCTCCGATACCACCCTGGTCATCGACCACGGCGCCTATTACAACTTCTACCTCAACGACGTGGACGCCGCCCAGGCCAATTCCGACCTGATGGACGCCGCCATGCGCAACGCCGCCTACAAGCTGGCCGAGGACACCGAAGCCTACATCCTCTCCGTCATTCGCGAGGGTGCCGGCACCAAGGTCACCGGCGCGATCCCTGAGGGCGGTGTGTATGAGCTGCTGGTGAACATCAAGACCGCCCTGGACGAGAAGAACGTGCCCC